GAACGGCGTCAGCACCTTTGAGGATCGCTTCGGTGGTCGCCCGGACCTTTTCCTCGGCGATCTTCTGGTAGCGAATCTGCTCCTGCAGGCCCTTGTTGTACGTCTCGGTCGCCGTCGTCGCCTTATCAGTAGCAGCAGCATTGCCCTCGAGGGACCGGGTGCCAGTCTCCACGTTGGCCGGCAGTTCCTGAGCGTGGAAGTTCATCTGCTGGAGTGACTCGGCGAACTGCTGGCCCTTCGGCGAGAGCTGCGACAGGATGTCGTCCATGCTGAGGCTCTTGTCGCTGAACCACTTCATGTAGAGCGCAGTGTCATTGGCGTCGAGGCCGAGCGCCTTCAGGGCTTTGCCGAACGTGTCGACCGACGTGGCGTCTGGCGTCATGTCGTTGTGCGTCATCTGGATGAACGCGTTGAGCAGTTTGGTGGTGCTCTCGGTATCGAAGCCGAGGGTCTTGACAGCCTTGGCGTACTTGTCCAGGCTCTCGGTTGCGTCGTCGCTGCTGTCGCGAGTGGCGAACAGGACAGCCCCGAGGGTGGCTACAGCGACCGCGATTGCCCCGATGGGCGAGGCAGACATTGAGGCGTTCATCAGGATCACGGCTTCACGGATCGCCATAAATGCCTTGACGGCCGTGATGCCGATGCCACCGAACACTGCGACCTGAGCGATCAGGTGCTGGGTGCTTTCGCTCAGCCCGTTGAACCAGCCGAACAGTGCGTTCGCAATGTCGGCCAGCTGCATCAGGACCGGCAGCAGTGCGGTGCCGACGGACTCTTTCAGGTTGTCGTACTGGATACCGAGCGCCTTCAGGCGGCCTGTCTGGCTGTCCGCTGCCTCAGCAGCCTGCCCGGTAAACATCTCCATGAGCTGCTTCTGGACATCGGCGAACGATGCCGTGTCACCAGTAGCGGTCTTGACGTTGATGCCAAGGTCCTTGAGGCCACGCATCTGGCCGCCCATCGCCTTCACCAGGGCGACGGTGACCTCCTGCAGCCCCTTGCCCGAACCAGCCGAGACGTCAAGGGCAAGCTGCATCAGGGACTGTGCCTGGCCGACATCCTTGGTCGCACGGACAAGGGTCTCGAATGCCGGCCGCAGCTGGTCGTCGGCAACAGCGAACTGGGATTCCATCTTCGCGATGGAACGCTCGACTGCACCGACCTGCTCGTCGTTGGCCTTCACCACGTTGCGCAACGTCTTGGCGAGACGTTCCTGTGCCCGCTGGTCCTCGAGCGCAGCCTGCGCCGAGTCCTTGGCGAACTTGACGAGCATCCCACCGGCGAACGCCGAGGTGAGCGCCGCCTGTACCTTGCCGAGCCCCTTCTCGAAACTGGCGAGACCGGTCTCGGCCTGCTTCGTTGCGGCCGTCATGCCCTTGGCGTCGCCGACGATGCGGACGACGAGATCGCGTGTCGTGGATGCAGCCATCGGGGACCCCTAGTTCTTCAGGTTGGCGAGGTGGTGCTCGATGGTGAGCACCTCGCCGAGCGTCATCTCGGCAGCGTCGGATGGGCGCAGGCCGAAGGTTTGCCACAGCACCGGCCAGTAACGGACCAGCCGATGCCTCACGCTTCCGGGTCAAAGCCCTCGGGGGTGTCGAACGGCTGCTGGCGCAGGTCCTCAAAGCTGACGCCCAGAAGGTCGCCGAACGTGATGCCGTTCACCCAGTCGTCCAGCTTGACGTCGGGATGGGTGCGTCGCCAGACGACCCAGGCGTTGACGCACACGATCTCGATCAGGTCGGGATCGGTGAACTGGGCGAGGGCTTTCTTGGCAAGGTTGCGTTCGGCGATCGTGAAGCCGAACAGGTTGAGCTCGATGTCGGTCGGTTCGGTCTCACCGGGTGGGGTGATCGTGATCGTCGTCGACGCAACGCTCGTGGCAGGGTTGGTCATTTAGCTTCCTTCCAGATTCTTGTGATGTTGTCGGCATACATCTCGGCGATCTTGTCCCGGTTGCGGCGCACCGCCGGGTAGAGGAAGTAACCGGCACGGCCCTTGTTGCCACGCCACGGCCGGAACATATTCCAGCCACGCACGACCTTGGTGACCTTGACCGCCGTCGCGCCCCAGTTCTGACGGGCCTTCTTTCGGACGGTGTCAAAGCCCATGCGGGTTTGGTCCTCGACACGCCGGATCACCTTGTTGATGTCCTCGCCCTCGCGCACAATCGTGCGCCGGCCGCCGGTGTTCTTCTCCAAACGACGCCGGTTCTGGTAGGCACCGAACTCGGTGCCCATACCGATCGGGCGTGGACCACGCTTGTCGTTGACGTCGACGAGCCCAGGGAGCCTGACGGCCACAGCGGACTGCGAGACGCCTGCCTTGAGCCGGTTGGCGACGATGCTTTCGCGGCCGGGCTCAGCGAGCCCGACCGCTTCGCGCACCACGATCTCGGCGAACGCCTTGTTGTCCTTCGCCAGTTGGCGAAGCAGTGGGCGTTCCTCGAGGTCCTTCAGGGCTTTGCGTATCTGCTTGGCACCGTCAACCGATACCTGCAGACCCTTGTTGGTTGTCGCCCTGGGAGCCACCGGGTCAGCTGGTGGCGCGAGTGATCGTGCCAGTGACGGGCCACGAGAGCTGCTTCTGGGCGAGCGCACCGACAGCGCCACCGAAGCGGTGCTGGGTGACGAGCGCCGTGAACTGGAACTCGGGGTTCGTCGACGTGGTCGTCGTGTTGACCGGACGGAGCTTGACGGCGACAGTGCCGCCGAGGTTCGTCCACACGATCGAGTCGATGTTCGACGCTGCGTAGTCGTCGTTGAACGTCAGGTTCACGGTCGCGGACTTGATGCCGGCGATCATCTCGGTCCAGCCGGACGACGCGAAGTTCGTCGTGTCGAGCTGGTTGACGTCGATCGACAGATCGGCCGAGACGCCGTGGTCGGAGAAGTTGGTGCCGGCGATCTCCACACGGGTTGCCGTCATTGCGTAAACAGCCACTTGGGCCTCCTGGGGGTTGCCGGGCTAGCCGGTGTTCTGGTGCTGGGGTTGGGGGTCAGACCGTTGCGATGCCCGCAACAGCGAGGAACGAGATTGACGGTGCGGTGCCGCCGGTCACGGTCCACTTCACGCGCCAGTAGGTGTCGGTGATCGCGCCCGCAACCGACTGCCATTCGGCACCGGTCGACGCGGAGTAGGACGCTGACGTGAGACGGGTGGTCGGGCTCGTGAAGCCCGAGTTGTCGTCGGACTCGAGCACGACCGAGAACGTCGGTGCACCGGAGATGGCGACGACATGCAGGGCGAGGAACATTGACTGGGTGGCGCTGAGCGCACCGAGCTGTCGGCCGGTGCCGTTGCCCGAGGCTGATCGTGCGCTCGCTGACGGGCTGAGGACGGTGCCGCGCACGAGCGGTGCGGACAGGCCCATCGTGGTGAGCGAGAACGGGGCGAGCTCGCCGGGTGCGCCGGCGAGAATCTGGTAGGACGTCTCGAGGCCCTTGCCGGTGAAGGCGATCTCGCCGTCAGCGCCACCGTTGGCGGTCGGGCAGACAGTGACCGGGATGATCGATCCGGCGAACGACCCGGAGATACCGAGCTTGGAGTCGACGTTGGCGGCAGCGAAGTCGACGAAGCCGCTGGCCGACAGCTGCCACCGCTTCAGGCCGGCGACATATTCGGCCCAGCCGGTCGAGCAGACCGTCGTCGTCTCCTTCTCGTCGACGTCGACAGAGCCTGTGTAGTCGGTGATGCGGCACGAGGCATCGAAATCTGCCAGCACGATCTGCTGGTTGAGCACTGCCTGAACGGCCATCGGGGCTCCTAGCGGTAGGTGTGAATCTCGACGTCGAGCTGGGCGGTGTACGCCTGCACGCCCTGGTCGGTCTGGATGAGCTCACGGCCGAGGCCGTTCACCTGGTTGACGACGGTGCTCGCAACGAGCCCGCCGATCGTCCGGTCGGCTTCGATCGCTGCGTAGATGCAACGGTCCGGGGTGAGCCCGCTCGACAGCAGACGGTCGAGCTGCAGCTGTGCGTCACGCCAGCCTGAAGCGGCCGAGACGTAGATCGACACCGACAGGTTGACGGTGCACTTCGTTCCGTTGACACCGCTGAACGAGCCGTTCAGGTCGATGTACGGGTTGCCCGGGTCGATCGTGATGCACGGGAACTCGGGGACGTCAGGGACGACCGGGTAGCAGCGGATGCCGGTTGCGTCGGTGATCTGGTCGGCGAGACCTTGCCGCAGGGCGACGAGGTTGAGCGACGCCATCAGCGGACACCCGGTTGCCGGATGTAGTAGTGGAGCAGGGTTTGGAGCATCCCGTTCTCGCGGATACGGATGATGCCCATGTCGCCGTAACCGGCGACACCGAGCCGGGTGTCTTTCATGTGGAACAGGTCGCTGGCGAGCACGAGGGTTGCCATGCGGATGTTCTCGGGGGTTGCTGCCCAACCGAACTTGGCGGTGATCGACGCTGTGCGACGCCTGCCATCACGGGCCCAGGGGCCGCCGTTCGCATACCGGATGCGCCAGTAGGGCCAGCCGGTGTTGCCGTCAGGGCCGACACCGTTGGCGGGATCGAGGACGAGATCGGTGAGCGCAACCGTGGTGCCGTTGTCGGACACGATCAGGCCGGTCGTTGTTGCGATGTCGTCGACGATCACTTCGTCGGCGAACGGTTCGTAGGTGCGGGTCGTCGCAGTGGCAGGGACGGTGAACGTCCGGTTGCACCACAGGTTGATCGACGACTCGGCTGCCGACAGTGCCGCGGCGAGGAGCCCGTTGTCGATCGAGTCTGCGAGCCCGAGCCGTTCGGCCAGCGCGTTGATGTCTGCGTAGGCCATGCTCAGACCCTTTCGGTGCGGAACCACCAGAAGAAGTGGGCGACGACTGCGAGGAGGAGCCAGTCGGTCGGGATGGTGCGGGCTGCAGCGATCGCCAGCATCGGGCCGGCTGCATGGTGCACGAGCCGCACCGTGTCGGTGGCGACCGCGAGCTGCAGGTGTGCAACGGCGAGGACAGCGACAAGCCGCCAGTCGAGGCCGTGGAGCCCGATCAGGCAGACACCCCACGGGGCGAGCATCAGGCGGGCGTCACGCCACTGGCCTTTGCGGGCTTGCAGGGCGGTGCGGAACGGGTGATCGGCGATCGTCTGGAACGGTTCGCCGAGCGGGTCTGGTCCTTCAAGGTGCTGCCAGCGGACCCACAGCGAGCGGGCCAGTGGGGCGATCAGGCCGGCGAGGGCGAACGGTGACCAGGCGAACAGGGCGGTCACGATCGGTGCTGTTTCTTTCATCATGCCGGCGACAGTGACCAGCACGAGCGCTACGGCAATCGGCCACGGTCGGCCGTCAACGAACCCTGCAGCAGCAGTCACAGCGAGAGCGGTCGTGGGCAGGTCGACACCGACCGGGATGACAGCGTCAGGGCCGAGGATGCCGGGTAGGCCGAGGAGCAGGCCGGTTGCTGTGAACGCTGTCGGCCAGCCCAGCCCCAGTTGCCGTGACAGGCTCAGGGTGCCGATGGCGAGCAACGGCCACGAGACCGCCCATACCGTCCACCAGCGGGCCTTGTGGGCACCGCACAGGCGGGGCAGCAGCCAGCGCCAGCAGAACGGTCTCGGCACTCTGGTGCCGTTCGCGAGGTGCAGGTAGCGGGCGGCGTCGGGGCCGATCATGCGGCTTTGCGTCGGCCGGCTGCGGTCTCCTGGGCGACGAAGTATTCCTCGTCGAGGAAGGCGAAGCCTTTGTCGTGTGATGTCTTGATGCCGGTGTGGACCCAGCAGCTGCGGTCGACTGCTGCCGCCCTGACACAGAACGACAGGTCCTCGGAGAACGTTGTCGGCCCGACCGGGTGAGTGATCGGTGTGTACCAGTTATCGCCGTACTTGGCGCGTACGTCCTCGAGCACCGTGCGGTGGATGAGGACGCAAGCCGAGCCGGTGCCGGCGACGGGGACGATCTGGTCGGCTGGGTAGACGAGGCGGGCGGTGAAGCCGACCTTGCCCTCGTCGGGTTTCTCGACGAAGTCGTAGATCGTTGGGCAGGTGCCGTAACGGACACCGTGGAACGATGCCTGTCCGGTGGTCATCGCTGCGAAGCACAGGCCGCCGACGACAGGGCGTTCGGTGGGGTGTGCTGCGGCGACAAGCCGGTCGACGGTGTCGGGTGCGAATCCCATGTCGGAATCGACCCAGAACAGCCAGTCGATGTCGGTCTCGTCGAGGAAGGCGGCGGCGACCTTGTTGCGGCCGTCGATGATCCCACCGGACGAGCACTGCTTGCCGAGCTGGCCGTGCTGGTGCGAGATGATCCGCTGGTTCGCTCCGGCGTCGTAGAACAGCATGTCCTTCAACGACTCGGCGAAGTTGGCGTTGTATTTCCCGGGATGCAGGAACGCGACGGTGACCAGGTCGGTCTTGCGGCGCTGCTTGCGGCTCACCGGGTCTCACCCGGTGCTGCGGTCGCCTGTTCCACCTTGATCGCCGACCGGCGCTTTGTGGGCGCGTTGGTGTCGGCGTCAGCCTGGAACGCCCACGGGTGGTTCTTGACCACCCAGTCGTCGGCCTCGAAAGCAGCATCGGGACGGAGATGAATCGTCTCGCCAGTGGGTGTGAACACCACGCTCGAGACGTCGGGACGGACGCGTACGGTTGCCATGACAGGGACTCCTTGTGCAGGGTGGGAGCAGGGTGAGAGGACCGGCGAACCCTGCCGATCGCCGGTCCTCTCGATTCAGACCCGAAGGTCAGGCGCTGGTCTTGTCCAGCAGGACTGCGAACGCCTCGTCGGCAACCGAGTCCGAACCGTGACGCCAGTGCGCGTACCAGCCGACACGGCCGTCGGGGAGGTTGTTGGCCGTGTTGAACAGGACCGGGACGTACTGCACGGCGAACGAGCCGGGCTTGTCGACGAGCAGGAACTGGGAGAAGTCGCCGTAGATGATCTCCGGGTCCTTCGCCGTCGTGGTCTGCGTGGTCGGTGCGTCGTCGGTCTCGATGACCGGGCGGCCGAGGAGGAGCTCGGTGTTCGGGTTGTTCAGGTCGACGCTGTAGCTTGCGCCCATCGTCGAGCCGAGCTGACGGACGGCGTCTGCGTAGACGCTGTTCATCACGAACGTGCCGTTGTTGCGCCAGCGGATGCCGGGCTTGCGCTTCAGCGCGAGGAGGTCGACAAGGCCGATGGTGGCGGCCGTGGTCGACGTCACCGACTGCGAGCCGGTGATCGCGGTGAAGATGCCGGTGGGCTGGCCGGAGCCGGAGCCGGCTGCGTGTGCTGCGCCCTCGAGGCGGTCACGGGCGTCGGCGAACATGACGAGCACGTCAGCGCCGAGCTGTGCGATGTCCTCGAGTGCCTCGACCGATGCCTGCACGAATGCCTGCGCCTTGTAGGTCGGCACCGACGGCTTAGCGAACGGGACCGGGGAGTCGTCGGACACCTCGGTGAGCTCGCCGTCCCACGATGCGGTGACGCCTGCGGACGACACACCGTTCCAGGTGTTGCCGACCGTGAGGGTCACGA